GGATTTCTCGAGCTTCAGGATACGTCGAGAAAGGGAGCGGGGCTTGGCAGAGGCCTTGTAACTTCGCTTTTTGAAAGAGCGACGTTTGGAGGAGCGTTTGCGTTTATACGACTTAGACATGTTGTGTCTCTCTTGTTAGGAAAAATAAATTAAAATTTAATTAACAAGAGTGTGATATATATACTGTGCCATGGGTACTTAAAATTTTCCAATGTTTAATTCCCAATAAGCACAGGTATTGGGTTCAGGCGCAAGGTAAGTTGGGTAAGTATTTTCTATATTATATATATAAAATCCATCCACTAGGGGGTAAGGTAATACTGGCACTTACCCCCTGGATATTTTCACTTATAGTCATAAGATGCAAAGCAGAAAGTGGTTGGGAACCTTAAACAATTATACGGAGCAGGAGTACGAGGATTGCCTCGATGCTGCTCCTAATTGGGATGCGAGTTTCGTAGTGGTTGGCAAGGAGGTTGCCCCCACCACGAATACCGAACATTTGCAAATGTTCTTCTACTTTCCGGGAAAGAAGAGTTTGCGCCAGTTGAAGGAGTACAATGGACGTATCCATTGGGAGATTGCTCGTGGCACGGTGGAACAGAATATCGAATACTGTACCAAGGATGGTCGATTCGATATGGCGGGTGAACCTCCTGCGAGTCAGGAGGAGAAGGGGAATTCCGGGAAACGGAATTGGGAGCAAGCCAGAGCGGCTGCTATAGGTGGCAACATTGATGACGTGGAGGATGCTGGCATCTACGTTCAATGTTACGGATCCTTGAAGCGTATCAAGGAGGATCACATGGCAGCACCAAGTGATATTGACGAGTTGGTGAACGAGTGGCGTTACGGGTGCTCGGGGGTTGGTAAGTCCCGAGGTGCACGCCTTGATAACCCAGTTCACTATGTCAAGAGGCTCGACAAGTGGTGGTGTGGCTATGCGGGGCAAGATGTGGTCATCATCGATGATATGTCACCCACTCATAGCAACCTGGCGGATATGCTGAAGATTTGGGGTGACCATTACGCCTTTCCTGCGGAAATCAAGGGCGGGAATATGGTCATTCGACCCAAGAAGATCATCATCACGAGCCAGTACTCGATCGATGAGATCTGGAATGATGACCAAACAAAGACTGCGTTGAAACGCAGGTTCAAAGAAAGATTGATTGAATAAAAAACCAATTTTTTTTTATTGCTTTTATCTCTGGGATACTCGCCGGCGCCTGCCGGCTCGGGTTTGGATCGAGCTGTCGATCCCCGCATCTCCGCTCGGGGGTATCCCCGCCAAGGCGGGGCCCCTCCCCCTCACTCCCGATGCTCTTACCTAAATGTTGTGATTGAGGGCGGGCCGCCGATTAGGGTTAGGCATCCTTAAAGCCGAGCTTGTAAGAGCCTATAACGAAGGGATAGATAGCGGCTCCGGCATAATTAGTGTCGGGAACGAGGTCTGTTCCGAACATAATATATACGGAATTGCGAGTAATATCCGTATAAGTGCCGGTGTTGCCGTTCTCGTAGGTAGCCTTACACTTCAGGGCGATCTTCAGTGAAAGGTACTTAGAGGGGCGGCCGCCGTCGTTGGCCCACCAAGAGGCGGTGTTGTTCGTGTCGGTGACAGCAGATTGTCCCCAACCACGGAGGTGATGGGTGCGGTCATAGAGCACCTTGAATGTGGCGGGAAAGTCGGACGTAACCGTATCATACTGAGCATTCACGGTAGGTGCAGCGTCCGGGAAGAAGGTGTTTCCGATAGAACCGCCAGGGTTGGCAATATTCGGAAATTCACCGTTCGGGGTTCTCATCTTGAAGATGACGAGGCGAATCGCGCCTTCCTGATGGGGAAGTCCAACTAGGTTGAGGCGCATTCGGAGAGTGCTCATCTGGATATCGGAGCCTACGCGGTTGGCCGTATCGAGGAGCCCTCGGACACAGTTGTTCAGGCATTGAGGAACCGTCCATCCGGACGTACGCGAGCCTGACCAATTGGAGAAGAGCTGGTCAGCTCCGAAGTTCGAGACGTTAATAATATATTTGGTCTCGATGGATTTCTCGAGCTTCAGGATACGTCGAGAAAGGGAGCGGGGCTTGGCAGAGGCCTTGTAACTTCGCTTTTTGAAAGAGCGACGTTTGGAGGAGCGTTTGCGTTTATACGACTTAGACATG